AGACCTCATGGTGCTAAATCTGAAAAGACAAAGCAATGGGAATCACTCGGTGAATCCATTACAGGACACCAAGCGGAGCAATTCAACGCGTTCCTCGATAAGTTGTGGAACTCGCGTAATGATGAAGATAAAATGATTGCATCTGAACTTTATCTAAAGACTTTAGAATACTTCAAACCTAAACAAGCGAGGACAGTTCACGCAGGGGACAATGACGCACCTGTTAACATCATTATCTCTGATAAGTTATGAAGGCGATAATTGAGTTCAACCTTGACGAGCCAGATGATATTGATGCTCACAAGCGATTCACTAATTTAAACGCTGTTTATCTTGCGTTGTGGGAGTTCGATCAAGAAATGAGAAGTATCATTAAGTATAATACCAAAGATTATAATGGCGAACAATTAGACGCGCTGGATAAGATGCGTGAGAAATTCCATGAGATATTAAATGAGAATCAAATAAAATTAGACTAATTATAAGGATGGAAAGTAATACCCAAAATGTTTTTAACGTGGCTATGTTGTTTGGATTATGGTTACAACAACCTACCCAACGGAAGCGATTAGCTAAAACACAGATGGCGGATTTATTCACTGAATGGATCAACGAAATTCAAAAGAAATATGAAGATTAAATTAGACCTTTCACCCGACAAGATAACCGTTGCTCAATTCGTTGGGTTCACGATGCACGAAGGCGATATAGTTAACGCGGTTCAATCGGTGACTGGCATGAAGCGAAGCGATGTGTTACTGCTTACGCCATCGCAGTTAACTGAAATAAAAGATGCTTTTGAAGTAGCATTACAAACCATCCCATCGAAGCACGTTCCACGATGGAAAAATTATGGATTTGTTCCCGACATTAATTCGATTTCGTTTGGTGAATGGTTAGATTTAGATTTAAATTGTAATGACTTCCCAAAGAACTTGAATAAACTATTGGCGATATTGTTTAGACCGATTAAAAGCGAGATTGGTAAGCGGTATGCCATCGAAGATTATGATGCCAACATTCATTTAAAGAACTCAGATGAGTTCAATGATATGCCTTTAATGATAGCCAACGGCGCAATGGTTTTTTTTTCGAATATCGAAAAAGAATTGTTGATTCATTTCCAAGAGTCTTCGCAGTTAGAGATGATGAATCAGATGAAGATAGCGATTCAGACGATGGAAGAAGCGTTGCAACAAGCGAATTAAGTACTAACTATGGTTGGTTTCATGTCATCGAAGAAATCGCTGATAGAGATGTAACCAAATTCGATGCAGTGATTAAGACACAAGCGTCAACAATCTTCGCCCATCTTAGTTATAAAATCGATTATGCTCAATTTCAGAAACAATTACTAACTAAAAAATGAGCATTTAGCTACATATATACATGAGTAGTTCATCTTTATACACCTATAACGTTATCATTGAGAAACTTCGCACGTTTGCGAACAATCATGAGTTAATTCGTAAGTTCACACACGGACAAATAAGCCAAGCGGATTTAGAGAAAGAAGATGAATTTCCATTTATGCACGTTGTACCATCGCAGTTTAGTATTGATGCTGGTCAGTTGACCTATTCGTTAGAAGTAATATTCGCGGATTTACCACGCGACAAAGAAGAAAAAACAGAATACCAACGCCACGCGTTAAGTGATTGCATTTTACTTTTTGCAGATATGGTTAATGAGATTGAGAATGGTCAGATATTCGATGAATCGGTTGTTATTACTAAGCCAATAAACTTTACTCCATTCATGGAGGAATTTAGCAACGTATTAACAGGGGTGCAAGGCACGATTGATATTACTGTTGACTACGAATGGAACGCTTGTGATATTCCTTATAAGCAAGACTAATGGCAAAGAAGGTACAATTTACAACTAACCAACCGAGCGCAACTACTGATTATCTCGCAGCGGATAATACTTGGAAAACTATTCCAGGCGGTGGTGGTGGTAGTGGTATTCCAAAAGGTACAACAAGCGGAACGGATACATACACGACAACCATTACAGGCGTTACAGCTTATAATGATGGCGATGCGTATTTGATTCGATTTGCAACGGGTAATACAACACAATGCACATTAAATATCAATTCATTAGGTGCTAAAGATTTATATCGGAATAACAATGGGTTGTTAATTGGTGGCGATATCATTGATGGTGCTGAGATGTTCTGTATTTATAATTCAGGCATGAACGGATTCCAAGTTATTGGAACTGCACCCAACACATTGTTAGCTTATGTAACAAACGCCGAAGCGATAACCATTACCAAAGGGCAACCTGTTTACGCATTCGGTGGTACAGGCGATAGGTTAACGGTTAAACTTGCGTATAATAGCACGGATGCAACAAGTGCGCAGACCGTTGGAATTGTATTGAGTTCATCAATAGCTGCCAATCAGAAAGGTTTAATCATTGTTAATGGTCAACTTGATGGGTTGAGTATTTTTCCAACGTCAACATGGGCGGATGGGGATGCGGTTTATTTAGGCGCAACCGCAGGAAGTGTTACGAATGTCAAACCAGTAGCACCAAACCATTTGGTGTATTTGGGATTCGTTACGACTGCGAGTAATGGCAGCGCAGGTCGTATGTATGTGCGTGTTCAAAATGGTTATGAGATGCAAGAACTCCACAACGTGAGCGCGGTATCTCCAAACAACAACGACATTTTAAAATACAATACAACTACTTCACTTTGGGAAACGAGTAATGCGTTAAGCACTAAGCAAGATACCATAACAGGCGCAGCGACTACAATAACAACTTCGAATCTTACTCCATCGCGTGTGGTGGTTTCCAATGGCGGTGGTAAATTAGATGTCGCGGTTACAACAACAACGGAAATCGGTTACGTGAATGGCGTTACTTCGAATATTCAAACTCAATTAGATTCCAAACTAACAACGAGCGCGTTTATTCAAAATAATGTACTCGCACAAGCGTTAGCAGGGGCAGCTTCACCAACAACAAGATACCACGCGGTAAGCGGTACGATTAGTTCGTTATCTACTCCGTTTCAAGTGCCGTTAGCGAATGCGTGTAATTTCTTGAATTTTTACTTTAGGATTTATTCAGCACAACCAGCAACGGGATCACTTGTCGTAACACTCCAAAAAAATGCTGTTGATACATCATTGGCTATTACCATAGCTGCAGGAAGTGCGATTGGAAATTACAACAATACGACTACGGTTGCATTTGCTGTTAATGACACTTGGCAAATTAAGATAGTTCAAAATGCCACCAGTGGATCAACGAGCATGGGCGGTTATTCTTTTAAAATAAATGGTATATAATGGAATATAAATTAGAAGATTTGGGAGATGTTATGAGGTTATCAATACCAACGGCAACATCATGGGGTATTATTTGCTTCGCTTGGGAAAAGTCAAACGTTGAATTTACTTCCGCGTTAGATAGTCAAGGTATAGATGTACTCGTTAACTTATTAGTGAGCGATCCAAACACAGCTTATCAATTATTTGTCAATGGCTAACACTCCACTCAATGACATAATGAATCGATTTGGTGCTGCGGTAGTAGAACGTGCCATGCTGAATCTTGGAGTGTATAGAACGGTTAAAGGAAAGAAACGCAGGGCGGTGGCGAGTGATACATTAAGAACATCACTTGCTTATTATTACAATGGTAAAAGTTCAAAGATTGAATTCTTCGCAAAAGGTAAAGCGGCTAATTATGCAAGTGTTGTAGAGTTCGGAAGGCGTAAAGGTGCGAAGATGCCACCAATAGAAGCGATTGTACAATGGATGAAAATTAAACCCATCCGTGTACGTGATGACAAGGGAAAGATTGTAAAACAAACGCCATCGGTAGTACGCAACGCAGCGTATAACATAGCCAAAGGAATTTCATTTAGAGGTATTCCACCGTTGTTTTATTGGCGTGATGCGGTTAACGATGTGATAGTAGAGTTCCAACCCGAATTCGAATTGGCACTTGAAAAAGAAATTAATTTAATAATTGAAGATAGCTTACAAAAGAAAATAAAAGTGTAATGGCATATACAACTGCAATAACAGG